TAATGTACATCTTGGACATGCTGCTAATGAATATAATCAAACGGGCACAAGAAATATAGTTATTGGATGTAATGCTGGCCATGGAAATTCAACAACTGTAGCAAGTAAGAACTATGAATTATATATCAATTCACATAATGGTTATTATGGTGATAGTAGTTTTATTTTTGGATATTTGAAGATGGATGATAATCCTTATTTGAGGGTGAACGCACAATTAAGAACATCAAGCAAAGTTTCGATCGGACACACGAATAGTGCTATAACACGACTGGACATAAGAGAAAATGGCGGACCACGATTAAGACTTGAAAATACATCAGGAGGGTATTCTTCTCAAAATGGTGCAATAGAATTTTGCACACATTATGCAACAACTGGATTCATACATCAGAAAGGAGAAGCTATGAGAATAGGCGTTACGGGTGGTGTTAGTACAATACGTTTTTATACTGATAATAATACTGGTTATCCTTCCCAAAATGGAAACTCACAAACTCGATCTTATTTTAATGAAACATATACAAGTGGAAACGATATACCAAGGATGACTATAGCAACTAATGGAAATATAGGAATTGGAACGACGAGCCCCGATGCACCATTAGAAATAAAAGCAACTTCATCACAGCTCAGAGGTAATTTTAAATGTATTCATAGTAATGGAAGTGAATGGGTTACAATAGGTTATGGAGGGATTAGCACTGGAACTTCTCATAGTTTAAGATTAGGTTGTAATAATAGTGAAAAAATGAGAATAGACAATTCTGGAAGACTAGGAATTGGAACGACGAATCCGCAATATCGAGTTGATGTTCATCACGATGGGAAGACAGGAATGTATAATCCTTATTGGAACGCCGGGATAAATGATGGGGTTGTTTTTGCAACTCAAAATGATTATCAATTTAATAATCACCGCGGTAATACTGGTCAGGGACAAACTTCTGACTTAGATTATAATTATTCTTTTAAATTGACCATGCACGTTGAACACGGTATATGGATTAGTGATGGAGGATTACACGTTAGTAGTGATAAAAGAATAAAAGAAAACATAGTTGATGTAAGTGATAATTTAGCATTAGAAATGGTAAGAAATATACCATGTCGTTATTATGAATACAAAGACAAATTAAGTAGAGGAACGAAAAAAAACATAGGGTTTATTGCACAAGAGGTAAAAGAACAATTGCCAATGGCTGTTCGCACAGAACCTAATATTATCCCAAATGAAATGAGGAAATTGACCGATATAAGTTGGGACGATACGACATTATACACCGATATAAGCGATTGTAGCGGAATAAAATACAGATTTTTCGTTAGTAATGATCCAAGTGGTAATGATGAAATTCTTAAAGAAGTTGTAGGTAATAATGATAATAGTTTTACGTTTGATTCCTCTTATAACAATGTATTTTGTTATGGAAAAAAAGTAGATGATTTCCATGTCTTAGATAAGCAGAAACTATTTGCTTTGAATTTTAGTGCGACTCAGGAATTGGATAGGAAGGTAATTGCGTTGGAAAAAGAAAATTATGACCAAAATGTAAAAATTTTAGATTTGTACAAAGAAAATCAAGAATTAAAAGCACGATTAGCAAAAATAGAATCCTTTTTAGGATTATAAAATTGAATTAATAGTATTCTTTTAATTAATATAAAAAATGGAGTTTAATATTAATTACCTGGCTACAGTAAATAAACATGAAAGAGACGATCATGTTACATTTGATGAAGGACCACACGTTTATACAGTGGATGGTGACGATAGTTTTATGAGTGTAACAACATGGAATCATTCACACTTTGGACATTTTGATGCTGATAAAATCATAGACAATATGATGAGAGGTAAAAAATGGAAAGAAGGTTATGAATATTATGGTAAAACGAAAGAGGAAATCATGGCCATATGGGATAAAAATAGAGATGAGGCAGCAGCAGCTGGAACAAAAATGCACTACGATATAGAATGTTATTACAATAAAATGAACGTTGTAAATGATAGCACAGAATTCAAATGGTTTTTACAATTTGATGATTGGGTAAGAGGGTTTACAAATATGTTACCGTATAGAACAGAAATGATTGTATGGGATAAAGAATTAAAACTATGTGGTTCAATAGATATGTTATATGAAAATGAATGTGGAGAATTAGAACTATACGATTGGAAAAGATGTAAGGAAATTAAAAAAACAGGATTTAATAAATTTGCTACAACAGAATGTATTGAACATTTACCAGATAGCAATTTTTGGCACTATTCTTTACAACTGAATACATATAAATATATGCTTGAGAAGAATTATGGAAAAAAGGTAAATGGAATGTATTTGGTTTGTTTACATCCAAATAATAATAACAAATCCTATCAAAAATTTAAAGTGCCTGATTTGAAAGAAGAAATAAAGGACTTAATGGAGTTAAGGTTAAGAATGGTATCTAATAATTAAGAAAGACTACTTAAAAATAATTTATATTTTTTTATCATATGAATTTGACGAATTGGGATTTATCTACTCCTACACAATTATTTATTGTGTCAGAAACATTGGCTGTTGGATTTTTTTTAGCATCAGTTATTGTTGTAAATTTTATATATAAACCATGGGTTGAAAGACTGGAGGAGGAGGTAGAACCAGTAAAATATGAAGATAAATGGAAGTTTGAATATTATTGGGAGGATGAGGAAGATGTAACAGATAGTAAATTGAAAGATACAGAAACAAACGAAAGGAATATTGTGAATGATGCTACACCAGAAGGAAATGTATTTATGAAATATAGTGAGGACAATGAAGGATTTGAATATTGGTGCGATAACAAAAATGTTAAATATGATTTTTTGGATACAGTAGCAAGAAAGTATTGTATAGTATATAATTGTCGTGATAAATACAATGATAGAAAGAAAAGTATTAAACAACAAGAAGAAGAAGAGAAGAAGGAAGAGGAAAGAGAAGAAGAAAAAGAAACCGAGGTAGAAGAAGAATCTATTTTTGTAAAACAAAAAAAAATAGAAACAAAGAAAATTGACCGTTCTAAGGGGTCAGTAGCATTGAAATCGAATAAATTTATATATAAAGGTAAAGTAATAGAATGTCCTGTTTTTTTAAAGACAAGAGAAGATGAACTAAAAATAAAAACAAAGAAAAATATGAGTTTTTCGGAATGGATGTCATCAAGTAAAAAATGAGCGGATAATTTAGTGCCTATTTTTTAGTTCTTTATTTTAAGTAGTTGTAGGCTGTTTTAAATTTTCAAGTTGTTGTGTTTGAGCATTTATGTTATTAATTAATTTACTACCTTTTTGTTGTGCTTCTAATAGAGGGTCGCCAATTTTACTAACGACGGGTTCAACTTTATTTAATTTTTTTGTAATATTATCTAACATTTTGTTAGCAATATTAACAGCTCTCATACCTTTAGCACCAAGAGGAGCTAAAGCCGAATTAAGTCTTGCGACATTAACTACCTGTCCAATACCTGGTAATGTTCCAAGAGCACTCATACCACCCTTAACAAATGCGTCCCCGGATGCTTGTCCCATTTCACCAGCATATTGAACAATTTCATTACCTTGTTGCATTAAGGCAGGTTTAAATTCTTCTAATACAAATGTAGCAGTTTGCAAAAATTGTTTTGTTAGATCACTAAGAGTAGTATTAAATTCGTCAAAAGCTTGTTTAACCTCAGGATTTTCTAAAGCTTTATTTAAAACAATAATCATATTACCCATATTCGCCGCACTTTCAGGCAATCTTTTTTCAAAATCAGGGTCATCAACAATAATACCATATTTTTCCAATCCCTTTTTCACAAGCAAATTAGTAAAAACAGTAAATTTTATAAGAGTTTCTTTAAATATTGTGCTTGGCATAGTGCTATATAATCTATTGAATTCAATATCCATTTGATTTTTAATGCCCTGATCAAGAGAAGTGGCGAGACCTCTAATATCCCAATTTTTCATATTTTCACCAGCTTTACCAAATGTTTCTTTGGCTACATCTGTTTTAAGCAATTCATCCGTAACATTATTCATGAATCTTGCGCCATCAAATAATTTAGCACCACCTTTCATGTTTTATATTAATTGCTATTATTTTTTAGCCAATTTTGATACCCAATACTTTTTTTAATATTAAAAGACGATTGTAATAGGTCTTTTGCTATATGATAAGCTTTTTTCTCTCGTTCGGTCATTTGATCAATATACTTTTGAATATTCTCGATTTCCTTTTCTGGCATGATATATTAACTCATTATATCTATAAATAAAAATCAATTTTATATTATACATTTTTTGATATCATACATATAAGATTACTTTCTTTATAAACTTTACTTTTTGTAAATATATCTGTAAGTTGTGTTTCAATCTTATATCCGTGTTGTAATAAATAAGACAATAGTATATCAATATCATCGACACCAAGATATTCATTTTTATTATTAGGATTTAAGACTACATGAATACAATGTGGTGGTCTATCACAACAATATATATCTTGATATTTTGAATTCTTTTTCTTTGGCATAGTTTTAATTATATTTAAAAAATATTGGTCACAAGGTTTATTGTTAACAATGATTACCTTTTTATAACACTTATTGATAGAATCTAATAAAATGTAACTTTCAAGTTTATATACTGACATATAATAATATGTTTTATAAAAAAAATAAAAAACTATGGTGTAAATATATATGATTGGTGGCGATAAAATAGGAGAAGGTGCTTATGGTTGCATATATCATCCAGCACTAAATAAAGATGGTAGTGATTCAGAAGATACTAAGTATGTTAGTAAAATTCAAAAAAATAATAGATACGCCGAAAATGAGAAGAAACTTGGAGATATAGTATCAAAAATAGATGGATATATAAATCATTTTGCACCGATATTAGTAAAAAGCAATTTAAAAACTACGAAAATAAAGAAAGATGTTATAAAAAAGTGCGCCGTATTAAAAGAAGGTAAAAAAAATGATTCTTTGATCATTATGAAAATGGAATACATAAATGGAGATGATTTTATAGAATATTTAATAAAAAATAAAGGTTCTTTACATATTATTAAAAATTTGATATCAAGTTATACTCATTTATTAACATCGATAAAGTTATTAACAGATTCAAAAATAGTTCATTTTGACTTGAAAGGTGATAATATATTGTTTAATAAAGACAAAGAAATACCTATAATGATAGACTTTGGATTATCAATAAATATGAATGAATTAATCAATCAAAATATATCGGTGGAAAAACTAAGAAATTATTTTTACGTTTTTGGTCCTGATTATTATGTATGGCCTATAGAAGTTCATTACTTATGTTATATATTGAATGTTAATGAGAATCCCTCTGTGAATGATATAAAAGAAATATGTAATGAATACGTCAAAGAAAATATAGCATTATCGATGAATTTTTCTAATACATTTATACAATCGTACAAAGAAAAATGTCAAAAAGTATTAACAGATTTAAACAATTTATCATTTGGTGAGAAGATTAATAGCGTATTAAGTTTATGGTATACTTGGGATAATTATTCGTTATCAATTATTTACTTACTCTTTATTTATTATTTAAATATTAACGGTTATGTAAAAAATGATTTAATAATACGTTTTAGTGAAATTCTACTAACAAATATACATCCAGATGGACATAAAAGAATGAATGTAGTAAATACTAAATCGAAATTTACAGAATTTTTATATAATATGAATATTGAAAATGTAATGAAGTTCCAAGAAATAAAAGAAACGTTTGTGTTTAATAAAAATAATATAGAGAAAGCTTTAAAACAACAGAAAAAATTATTGAATAAGAAATCTAAATCAATAAGATATTAATTGTACAAAGAAAATTAATATCTTAATTAACGTCTGCGTCTTCTGCGGCTCTTTCTGCGACTTTTTTTACTTTTTCTGCTCTTTCTGCGGCTCTTTCTGCGACTTTTTTTACTTTTTCTGCTCTTTCTGCGTCTGCGGCGTCTGCCACCTTCTTGGGAGTCATTGTCATCATCAGCATCATCATTTCCTTCACTTTCTTCTGCTACAGCAGGTTCAGCACCACCTCTCATACTACGTCTTCTACGGCGTCTACGACGTCTGCCACCTTTTTGTTCATCATCCATACCTTCTTGTTGTTTTTCTACAACAGATTCAAACGATGCAGCATTAGAAGCTACACCACCACCACTTTTTTTATAACTTTTTTTTGCCAATTTCAAAACTTCTTTGAAAGACATACCGGCGTTCTGTGAACGCACAGATTTCACATGTGCAAGCCAAGGATTTGCCATTATAATATATATTTAGATTAAAATAAAATAAAATTGATTAAAGATTTCATGCTAATTATAATTAATATCTAAATCATGGTTAAAAACAAACACGGTGGAAACAGACATAAAAAAATGGCATCAAAAAATGCCAAACCTCAAACATTTAATAGAAAGGTTCGATTTGCTAAAAGCGAACAAGAAATATATGCGAAAGTCGAAAAAGTATATGGTGGAAACAGAGCACTTGTTACTTGTAATGACGGTCGCGAAAGATTAATGGAATGGGCAAGAAAGTTTGGTGGAAGAAACAAACGTGATAATTTTATAGGAGAAGGTTGTATTGTTTTGGTAGGGAAAAGAGAATGGCAATTAATGGATATTAAAAAAAAGGAGAAGGTTGATTTATTGGAAGTATATCAAGCAAGTGAAATAGATATTTTGAAGAAGAAGAATGTATGTAATAGTTTATTTGGAAAAGAAGAAGGTAAGTTAAAATTAGAAGATAATATCGAATTTACACATGAAGGTGCTAAGGATGAATATAGTTGGTCAAAAGTGGAAGATGAATCAACAATAGTTCCTGCTAAAGGTAAAACAGAAAATGTAAAATTAAAATTAGATGATGAAGAATTTGATTGGGATGAGATTTAATCTTCTAAATTAATACTATCCCATATGGCTTGTTGCAATTCATCATCATAGTCATTATCTAAATTTGTAGTTACATCATTAATCATACTATCAAAATGAGAATCTCTATAATTTCTTCTTATTTGTGTTTGTATCATATTTATAAGAAGTGATTCAAAATCCATATTTAAATAATGTTCTATGTTATTTAAACTTACATCACTAATATCATTACTACTAAGATCATTATTACTAAGGTCGTATTTTTTAATTTCCTTGTATTCTAATTCATGCCTACATACAGGACATTTGTAGTCTTCATCTTTTAACCATCTATTAATTGCCTCAGTATTAAAAATATGACCACAAGACAATTTCGAAATCTCTTCTCCTTCTTTGAAATCCATCATAGTAATTGGGCATTCTTTCTGTTCAATATCTTTATTATATATGATTTTTTCAATATTATTTATAGCTTTTTCAGTAGTTACTTTAATATAAGGATTCTTTTCTAATAATGTATTAGTTATTAAATTATCAAGAGTATTATCTGTAGTAGATAAAAAAGGATTAAAATTCATGGAAATATTTCTTCTTCTTGGTGGTAGAGGAAATATATTCATAAATTCATTATTAAAATTTAAGTCTAACATATTTGTTGATGCGTCCCAATTAAAATTGGCAAAATTTGTGCTTTCCATTAAATATAATAAATAAATTATATTTAATTTATTAAACAAATAAGTTTCTAAAATCATCTAATACACTATATCTTTCAGTTTCCAGTAAATTAATTAACATATCAAAAGGTTTTACTTTTTTCAATTCCTCAAATCCCTTTTCACACAACACATTCAACAATAATGGACTGAATCCAGATAACATAGTAATATTATTTTCAGTAGTTTGTGTTGGAAATCCATGTGTAGATCTCAAGTTCCAAAACAAAACATTTGGTGGATTAAATGGCCTACCAGAAATATTTAACCCTTTTTCATGAAACAGTCGTTTTATATTTTCATAAAGACTTGTTGAATTGTATCCTTTTTCTATTGCTGAATTTATTTGCATATCAGACAAAATTACCAATGTTAAATTTTCCACTTGTTCATGAGATAGATTAGATGTTTCAATTGCACGTAGAATAAGATTAAACGCCTTATATATATTTGTAGTCATTCCCCAAGGTGATTTTCTAACTTTACTAACTTTATCACAAAATGTTTTTTCTTCATCAAGCGTTACCCAAGTTGGTTCGCTCGTAAATGTCAATATTCTATTACGAAATGCCGGTGAAGTTTTTTCTGATATTCTAATACCCAATCCAATCGCATTATATAAAGGTTGACAGTTATCACTTTCCATAGAACCCGATGTATCAACAAGAGGAATCATATTGTTTAAAGCGAAATTTTGTTGCGAATTGTTTAACCATTGTGAGTTAATTGTTTCTTTCAACAATTGTGCTTCTTCACCTTCAATATCACCGTATTTAATGGCATCCTTTACAAAATCGTAAATACTACATCGTTTCCCTTTAATTGTTTCATTATTCTCTTTTTTCTTATTAATATATTCAGTGAAATTATCGCGACATTTAATTCGGTCATCATTTGTACTTCTTTCTACAATTTTACCACTTACAATTTTTTGATTAAACAAAGCTTTCTTTTGCTTGGAGAAAGTAATACTTGTAACTTTATTTGGGTCGATTTCTCTCCATTTACTGTTACATTGTTTAATTTGTGTGGTATCAAGTGCTTTATTCAAAGTCGAACAGATTAGTCTATATTCGCGTTTTGCTTTAGTGTCTGCCCTTTTCAACGCACCATCACGTTTCGAAGAGTTGGCTGTGTTATAATACCTATTAAACATATTTTTAACCAAAAGATTGTGTAACCAACCAAACTTTTTTGATTTTTCTCTTGGAATCCATTTTGCCAATAAACTAATATTTTTGCCTGATTGTGTCACGTAGTTATCCCAATCTTGTTTCAAATGATAATTTGTTAATTCAACTAACCAATTAATAAATGTATTATTAGTTAAATCGTCTTTTAATTGAAGACGAGTTTTGATATATAAACAAAGATATTTTACATCTTTCCAAGAACCAAATGGATCTTTATTATTATCATTCAACATAGCCGTTTCAAATATATAATATGCTAACTTAGCATCATATTTCCACCAACAAATCAATAACATATAAAACAAATCTCTTTCTCCTTTACCAACACAATCTCTCGTATGAAGCGTTAATTTTGCAAGTAACAATAAATTATCAATATTACCATGTGCATTTGTTAGTAAGGTATTGAAATTATATTCAAGGTCTTTAATTCTTGAAAAATCTTTCGTTCTAACTAATTGAAAATATAGTTGTGAAAATAATGTTTCAAAACCATTAACTGACCATTTATATTCAAAATGGTTATTTTCACCAACTTGTTTTGCTGCCATTGCTGAACTTAAACTACTCATATTTAATATAAGTAATATCCTATATTTAAATCAATTTTATAAATAATTAATGGGTTTTTTTAGTTTTATTATGTTTTCTTTTGTTTCTTAATATTTTCTTTGTACATGAAAATTTTTTTTTGTTTTTTTCAACATAAATAATATATAAACAATTTAAATCTTGAAATAATGAAATGCTATCTTTCCATTCAATATCTTTTATACACGTTTTTTCAAAAAAATCATATTTACTTGGATTTTTCAGATAAAATGAAACATCTTTTGGAGAAAGGTCAATATTATATTTGTGAATAGATGATAATGAATATTTATGTTTTTTGAAAATTTTATTAGATTTTAATAGGTATATCAATTTTTCTTTGGTGATTTTTTGATTATCCAATAAAAAAATATCTTTTTTAATGTGTTGAATTTCATTATTATTGATGTATATGCAATAAATTCTTACGTGTTCATTTTTTTCATAATAAAAATCGTTATATAAATTATCTTCTTCTTCTATTTTTTTTATCCAATCGTCCTCTTCATATTCTAATTCAATATCTGTCATTAATATAATAAATTAAAAAAGTTATATAATTTTAACTTATTAAACTAAGTCTGTGTTAGGCGATAACGGGTCATGATCATATTCTTCTTCTTCTTCTTCGCTTTCTGTATAATATTGATATTGTTGAGCCATAGCTAAAGTTAATGCTATGTCATCATCGTCACGCAACGAATCCCAATCCTCCTTATCCTCCTTTTTATTTATAACTTTCAGTTTTTCTTGTTTCATTTCCTTTTTTCTTTCTTTTTGACTCATTTTTTTAGATTGAAATTGTGGTGTAAAAGCAACCTCACCTGTTCCTACTTGAGTAAATTTACCAATTTGGTTAGGTGGTTTTACTTTATTATTTGAAAGGTCTCTATTATGATTTCGTCTATTATTTCTTTTATCGAAAGTCCTTCTTTTAAATGTATTAGAACTAAAACGATTGCTCGTTGATTTATCTGAAGATAATGAATCGAATCTACTATTTCTTTTCTTTGGTCTTGTTTGAAATCGATTCATGGTATTTTGATTATTTTTTAAGCTTGCGAATCTGTCAGTCATGATATTTACTTTTATTTTATAATTTATTTTTAATCAATTTTATAAATAATATAAAGAATAAATGTCAATCTATATTGTCTCTTCTCAGCAACATTATATTTTCTTTATTAATTGATTAAGTCTATAGTATAGATTTTGTAAGAGGCAGAATATAAAATTGAATACTTAATATTCATGATTTATCATTTAACTATGAATATTAATGATAACATATCACTATGTATTCCAAAAGTGCACAAAAAATATGACTATAAAAGAATATTTCAAATAATTAATAAGTATAAAATAGGAAAAATTGAAACTATCGATATTATTCCTTATCATAGAGAAAGTCACTTTAATAAGGTTGTCATACATTTTACTTTCTGGAATAAAACAAAAAAAAATTTAAAAATTAATACACACTTAATCAACGGTGGTAATATTAAAATATTGTATGATGAACCGTGGTTCTGGAAATGTTATAAATATATTAATGACAAATGATGGTTGCGTTATTTATAATGTAATGTTCCGTAATAGGTTTTACATTTATATAACCGTTTCTCATATCATAATGAAATGATGACATACTTATATTGTCATTGATAGTCTTTGGCGTTAGAACATTATTATTAGTATAAAATTTCATTCTTTCGATGGTTTTCTTTGATGTGGGTGTGTTATCTCCCATTTTTAGTAGATAATATAATACTTTTTTCTTTTTACCCTTTTCTTTTTTAACACCGTGAACCTTTTCCATATGTCTATCAAGATGAATTTTTTGAGCAAAACCCCTTTTACAACCTTCATGACGACATTGGAAAGGGCGTTCTTCTTCTGGCGTATGTTTTGCCAATATATGATGTTTTAATGTTATTTTTGGACCGGTTGTTGTATAATTACAATGCGGACACATATGAATAACATTTTTTGTTTTTTTGTTTTTTCTGTAATATTTTGCGCTTTCACACATTATTATTTACTTGGTGTTCTTTACTTTTAAAAGAAAAAAGCTATCTCCTGTCTTCCCTGTGTTGATGAACACAGTTTTCATTTTTATACAAATTAAGCGAATGTGTCAGCGATTTGCGGGTCATAACCATCGCCACTATTTGTGACAATCATCTCACGACCGCTCTTTGGACTGCTCTCGTTTAGCCTTGCGCGTATTGGGTCATCGTTCTCCATCATAATCTTCTGTTGAGCTTGATTATCCCTTTTACGCTTAAGAAGGTCATCATCAACTGGCACTTTCTTAAGATTCGTCACACCACTTGGAAAATAGTTGACATCCTCTTTGGCTGGTCTCTCCACATAGCTAATGCCAACGTGCCAAAACCACGGTTTGCCATTTTCATAGCGCAAATGAATCTGCTCACCGCGTTGTAGCTGATCCAAAATCTGTGCTGTTCTCACACTCCAGTTCCAGGACCCCTTGCGAAAATGAACAAACGCTTTCTTGTGATCACCGTAGTGAATCACATCAACGCGTTCGACAAATCCCCAATTCTGCTTAATGAATACACCCTTCACGCGACGATGACCGATGTTATTAAACATACGAGGAATACACAGCGAAATGCCGTTCTCCACTTGACTGTTCTTCGCAAAATGCTCATTTTTTTCAACAAAACGCTGAGTCATTTTCTTATCTGATTGTTTGGTAGTAATAGTTTGGGTTACGATTGCGGACATGTTAAACTGTAGAAGGCTGTAAGTTGAATAAATAACATAAGTGTTTTTAATTCAATTTTTCATGGTTATGTTCAAGGAATATTTACCTTGAACTCGAAATATAAAGATAATTAATTATTTATATTAATATATACCGATGTCAATATACAAAAATAAATTTTTAGAAATAAAAAAAAAGACTAATCATTATGTCTTAGTCTTCAAGGAAACAGAACACAATATTATTAATTTCATAGAAAAAACTTGTTCGATCATTGATTACAGTAATAAAAAAGGAACAAAGAATATTGAAATAACTTTCCACGCAAAATCCGTTGAAACATTATCAAGTCTTTTAAAAACAAAGAAAAATAAACTTTCTTATCGACACGCTCAAAATATTTTTTTTAATTTTTCAAAACAACTCCATGCTTTAGAAAAACAACAAAACGGTATTGTAAGCCTTGATATTAATGACTTTATTGTTATCAATCCAGAAGAAGGTAGATTTAGATATAATAGTCAAATTATATTTATTAATATAGGAAAAATATTGCCATTGAATAATGATTACCTTATATTAAAAAAACCAGGTGAAATAGCAAATATTAAAAGTTCAAAATTTATATCACCTGAAATTATGAATATTAATGAAATACCAGCAAAAATACACAAAAATACAATATATTATTCTATCGGTAAGTTATTGACATTTTCTTTGAATAGAGATGTTGAATTAAAAGAAAAAAAAGATTATGAATTAGCTTTAGAATCTATTGGCGAAAGTAAATTATATTATGGAATAATGAGATGTATTGAAAATAATCCGCACGAACGATATTATTTATATATTTAATTAATATATAATGTCTGCTTACATAATGGCAAAAAAAGCAAAAATGAAGAAGAAAGAAAGAGAAATGAACGCTGTTAACCCATTTTATTTAAATATGACCCATACCGGTCGTTTAATTACACCTTGCAATGAAAATACACCCACACCTGCCCCACAAATATGTTACGGTCAATATTTAAAAAAAAGAGTTCGTGAATATGTTGACTCTAACGTTAATGTTACACATAAAAGAATGCCTGACTTTACATCGGCACAATATACCGCAAATAAAACATCCAGAGCAATACAAGACCAAGAATGTTGTCCAACTGTAACTACAAATTGTTATAACAATTGTCAAGGCGACATGAAAGGATTGCCTACTATTACAAAAGATTTAGGATATAAACCAGCTTCATGGCATATAGCTAAAAAGAAAGCCGACCGCGTTTGTATGTGTAATCCTGGTGTTGGTAAAAATCAATATGAATCTAAAATATATGGTAATCGCCCTTATAAATGTCAATAATTAAACTCCATAATGATGATAAATATATTTATCACAAACTCTACTAAACTTATATAGAGTGTCTTTTTCTTTGTACAATTTATTTTTACATTGTGGACAACAATATACAAAAAATTTATATTTTTTATTATTAATTGATATCATTTTATAATAATATGTTTTACTCGTTATTGAATAACAATTAAAACACGCTTGTAACCAACCTTCTTTTGGTAAATGTGACTTTTTAAAGATATCTATTTCATTTACTTCTGTCATACATTAATATATAATAATTTAGTAATATTTTATACTATACGCAATATATAACATGGCTTTTAATTATGATAATCTTGGTGAGTTAGGACGAATGTTAAGAAAAATGCACGAACATCCTCCAGGAACAGAAGATATTGGATATATTGAATATGAGCCTGTAACACATGAAGAAGGTAAAATAAATATGGCAAAAGGGGGTGGAAGGCCCAAAAAATGGGCAGTTTTAAAATTTTGGACACAAGAAGATAGAAAGAAACCTAACAAAAGAAAAATAGAAGATAAAATAAAAGAATTAATGAAAAAGGAGGAAGAAGAAGACTCATCCGAATATAACTATTTTAAGGATTTAGTTAAGAAAGAAAAAACTGCGAAGAAATGGGAGAAACTGAAGAAGCTAAGAAGGAAGATTAGAAAACCACAAAGTAAAAAGAAAAAAGGAGGAAAAAAAAGAAAACGTACAAAGAAAAAGCGTAGAAAACGTCGTTGATTATATTAATTTATCACTAATTAATATAATGAGTTTTGTGGAAAAATATACAATAACATTGCCCGATAATAAATTAGAGTATTATAAAAAATGGAAAGATAATCAAGTTTTTAAAAATATTCATGTGGCTTTCAAGTTAGAAGATGATCAACTTAAACAAGTTTCTGGAGGCAATCCATTAGATAAATATGATGAGGAATATATAAATACGGTAATCGGTGTAGGTGGATATCTTGACCAATTACACAAAGAAGGGATATATCATGGAGACATAATTACAGGAGTATTTAATAAAGAAACACAACAATATGATGATTTAAAAATAAATGTAGGTAACATTTTGAAAGATAATGAGGACGAAATAAAATTAATAGATTTTGGACCAATAGATGAAAATGAAAAAAGATCACACGATGAG